TCACCATAGACGAATTCATCTGCTTCGGTTGCAGAGAACTCGGGAGCTTTGAGATCAACACCACGAACCCAGTAGCCTTCAGACTTAAGTCTCTTGACCATATGAGAACCAATGAATCCACCAGCACCTAGAACAAGTGCCTTCTTAATATATTGTGCCATGTTATAGTGTAGTTGTTCCTATTATATCAGAAGTCCATCTTTCTACCAAGTCTTGCAACCAGATCATCTAGTTGAGCTTGGGTATCTCCACCACCACCTGAAGATTCGTGGGAGTGACTCTTCAGTTCTTTGACTGCTTTCTCAAGTGCCTTCAGTCTCGCCTCTACTTCGACATCATACTTTGACATTGCTGCCCCACTAGCAGACTTAGCTGCCGATCCTGCTGCTGACATATTGTTTAAAAATAACTGCTGATATTTATGCGTTAAAAAGAGACCCGAAGGTCTCTTTTTTGGGTGCTTGGCTCGCCAAGTTATTTTATTTTCTGAGTAATAACTAAATCTCAGGATCCCGACCAGTTCTGTTAGAGTCCATCCGTGACTTAATAAGATCAATCCTTGCTCTTAAATTTACTTCAGAATCTCTTTGAAGATGTCCATAAAACATATTCATATGAGTCTGAACATTACTCCATCCATGATACTTTTTATGAGATCTTACTTTCATATAGTAATCATGGAGTAGAAGTTTAGCATCATGTACCGTCATCCACTCATGTATAAGAGTTAGGTTGATGGCATCCTTTTCCATTTAAGTTGATGATGCAGTATCTTTTACATAACAAGGGACACCTTCAGGGTCTAACCATTTAGTGTAATTAAAGTCCTCCATAGCCAATGCTATTTGCATTCCATTATCACAGAGGTACATGTCACGATATCGTTTTGTGTAACTATCGGCTTTCTGAATACGAAAGTCTGGGAACCCATTCTCTAGGGTTCCACACTCAACATAACGATAGGGAAAACGTTCGTTAAGAACTTTCATCAACCAACCTCAACAACTTCGAGATCTTCATTCAAACAATCGATTAGAATATCATAGTCATCTAGTGGATCACCAGAGAATTCAACACCATCGTTCTCGTAATACTTACGAACCTTTTTGAAAAGTTTCGGATTCTTTACATCAAGGTAGAATTCACCATTCGCAGCAGAGCGAAGAGTAGGAAGATCCTTTTTAAACTTCGAAGTAACAGTCATTGTTCTGTTTGATTACTTTTATATTATAGTGGAACGAACCCCGTGGGGTCAAGTAAGTGGTCAGTTAATTAACTGGCCTCGTTGTGATCTGTATACAATTTGTATATTGGATCATCAACGGAAACCATTACAGCTGCCTTTCCGTTCTCATTCACTATTCCTAGTGTCTCCCCCTCCTCCACTCTAGTTATCAACTCGTCCCATCGTTCTTGAAATTCTTCTACAGAAAAAACTTCCATCAATCTGTTGTAGTTGGTTTATTTATTACATGCTCGAAGAGGGGATCGAACCCCCGACACCCAGAATGTAACTCTGGTGTTCTACCTCTGAACTATTCGAGCGAACTGGCGTGGCTGGATTCGAACCAGCAACCCTTTGATTAACAGTCAAATGCACTGCCGTTGTGCTACACGCCATTGGAGCGGAATACCAGAATCGAACTGGTGACGAAAGGTTGGAAACCTTTAGTTTTGCCTCTAAACTAATTCCGCGAGGCGGGTCAGGAGGGATTCGAACCCCCGACCAACGCATTAGAAGTGCGTGGCTCTATCCAACTGAGCTACTGACCCAAGAGGTAGTTCCTATCGCCGCTAACCCTGAACTACCAAGGGGGTCACCGCAGTTGATCTCTCAACCCTTATATTATAGAGGGTGTTCCTACCCTTGTCAAGGCTTCAGTAGCTTTGATCTGTATTGGTGACTATATGTCTCTCTTGATCCCTCAATTCCCCATCCTAACCAGTAGAAAGAGGGAACCATATACTGAGCAATACTTTGTCCACCACCTTCAAAGTCAGGCAAGATTTTTTGAAACTGTTTTTCATTAATCATATATCGTGTCTGACACTCAAGAGTGCTGGGATCACATCCATACTTTTTAGCGAAATATCCTAACCCCAGATGACGCTGTGTAGAGGTCCACTGAATGAGTCCGTACCCACCCCGATGGCAATCAGAGTAAGGAACTCTAGTCCCTCCCTCGCAAATGTTGGAATGGAACTTACTTTCTTGTTTAATATTACCCATGATCGTTGCCAAGGCATTTCGATCTGTGATTCTTGTTTTTTCTTGTAGTTGTTTGAGGACATATTTTTCATTGTCTGTACATGTTGGACAGGTCCATTTGATTGGTGGAACAACTTCAATAGGTACAGCTGTGTTATTGTCTTCAGTGACATCAACTGATAAGTTGGCTCCTGTTGAGGCTTGTTGACATCCTACTAACAGTATTGTCAGTAGAGGTGTTAATAGTTTCTTCATGAGTCAAATAAAAAATCTTAAGTATTATAACAGTATTATGTATCTCAGTCAAATCTCAAAGTAATCTTTGCGATAATAACGATTCATAATGTTGGAATTGTAGTACTTGGGAGTACCATCAGACATAGCTTCAGTGAGAACATTGTTCTTGAATAGTGCTTCAGTCTCAGCAAAGTTTGTCTTACCTTTTGTTTTGTGCAGTGAAAGAATTTCCCTACGAAACATGTGAGTCCCAAGGAGTTTAACATCTGCCTTCAGTTCATCAGAGGAACCGTAGTACACTTTCCAATCTGACTCCTTCTTTACTCTTCTTTTCTTTCCAGGAGGTTTTCTGTGGAACCAAAAAACTTTTCTCCCAATGTAGAGTCGTTGGTTTGTGAGATTGGTAATGAGATACACAAAACCATAAAAGTCCAAAACATCATCAGAATTAAAAGGCCGTTCCAAGTAGGTCCAGGGGTTCTCGTAGTCACACACATAATGTATTCAACTGGGATATTTATCGGTGCCAATCCCCATCACCAGTCCAGATGTATTCTGTAGCTCTATCTTTATTAGAAGGGTGTTGAACCTTACCATATACCTTTCTCACATTCTTAACTTGTTCATTAGCAGGTAAAGGATGTAGATAGATGGGCTTCTCATACCACCACTCCAAAGATCTCTTCAATACCTTATGTGCCATACCACGAAAAGGTGGCCTGAGACTATCAGACCACCTCTTATAGGACAAAAGAGATTTGTTATGGGGATATCTCCCTTCTATCTCAGAGTTTAAAGTCTGAGAAAGTGTCTTTTTGTACATCCTGTTTGATTCCACCGACGACATAAGATTCAACTTCCGTTTCTTGTGGTGCCACTTGCAATCCTTTCGAAGAGATCCAGTGTTGGGTCCAGGGAAGGGGATTGTTCTTAGCAGGGATATCATAGACTGGCTTCAATCCTATACCCTTCATACGACGATTGGCGATCCACTCAACATACTGTTGCAATAGGGTATCGTTTAGACCAATCATAGAACCGTCCTTGAACAAGTAGTCAGCCCAAGCCTTCTCCTCATTCACAGCTCTATCAAACATTGCATAGACCCACTCTTCTTCTTCCTTGGCGATCTGTTTCATCATAGGATCATCACCACTCTTCCACTTATTCAGGATATTCTGCGTGATTGCAAGATGCTGATTCTCGTCACGGGCGATAAGACTAATGATCTTCGCCGACCCTTCCATGAGTTTGAGCTCACCGAAAGCAAAAGAACAAGCAAAACTGACATAGAAACGAATGCCTTCCAGGATGTTGACATTCGCAACAGCCCTATAGAGCTTACGTTTGACTTCCTTAATCTCATACTCACTTGATGGAGATCCTCTAAAATCTGCAGACCACATACCAGTAGTTCCCCAGACTTGTGCAGTGTTGATGAAGTCATCATATGACTCTGTAACACTCTTGGCACGATCTAGGATCTTCTGATCCGTAACAATCTTATCCAATACCTCAGCTGGATTAGGATAGATGTTCTTAATGATGTATGTGTAGGATCTGGAGTGAATCATCTCCATAAAACCCCATACTTCCATACATGCTTCTAGTTCAGGCAAGGAACAATAAGGGATGAATGCCATACCAGGACCACGACCCTGAATGGAATCCAACATAATCTGATACTTCAGGTTAGAAGTATAGATATGTTTCTGTTCTGGACGAAGAGACTGATAGTCTCCTCTATCTTTCTGTAGTGAAACTTCTTCTGGTCTCCAGAAGTATCCAAGTTGTTGTGTAGTAAGTTTTTCAAACACCGGATACTTGTAGGTGTCGTATCTCTGGACTCCCAGAGGCTTACCAAAGAACATTGGTTGTTTCTTGGCATCATGCACTTCGGTGTTAAACACCGTCATACCTTTCACTTGATTCATAATATCCTTGTCACCTACTGGTGAAACTTTAAACTGCACAGGATTCACACTCTCCCTCCTCGGCTTGTGATAGTTCTAATAACAATTCATCTAACTTCGACTGCGGCTCTTCATCTACTTCATCAGACTTTAAGTCATGAGTGTTCTGATAGTAGGATGTCTTCCAACCATATTTATAAGTTGTGAGAAAATCCTTTGCCATCTGAGAAACAGGAACTTCATTGTCAGGGTAGTTCTCTGGATTATAACTCCAATTACCAGAAATTGCCTGGTCGAAGAACTTTTGCATCACAGCTACTATTTTAATGTATCCACCATTATCCTTCATATCCCACAGAAGAGTGTAGTTATTCTTCAATGAGGCATACTGTGGAACAATTTGCTTAAGAGGCCCTTTCTTGGACTTCTTAATGGACAAGTATCCCCGAGGAGGTTCGATTCCATTTGTTGCGTTTGACACAACGGAACTACTTTCCGATGGCATTTGTGCGGACAGTGTTGAGTTCCTGAGACCGTATTCGAGGATATCATTCCTAAGCATATCCCAATCATGTTGCAACTCCGTTGATACTAGTTCATCTACATCTTTCTTATATGTATCGATAGGTAGTGTTCCACTGGAATATTTGGTGCGACCAAAGTATTCACAGTGACCCTTCTCCTTAGCCAATTGATTAGAAGCTCTCAGGAGATAATACTGGAAGGACTCAGAAAGTCCATGAACAGCATCCCATGCCTCTTGTGAATCATAAGAGTAACCCAACTTTGCTAGGTAGTGTGCCAATCCAATGTAACCAATACCCAAAGACCTTCTTGCCTTGGTTGCAAGTTCAGCTGCGATGATTGGATAGTCCTGGTAGTCAATCAACTCGTCTAGACCCCTCACAGCCAGGTCACAGAGGTCTTCTAGTTCCTCATCGGACTTAATCTTACCAACGTTGACTGCTGAGAGAATACACAAAGCAATCTCACCAACCTGATCATCGATATGTGACAAAGGATATGTGGGAAGAGTGATTTCCTGACACAGATTACTCATCTCGACCTTATCTTTAAATGAAGAGTGAGAGTTACAATGGTCAATATTCATCAGATACAGACGACCTGTCTCTGCTCTCTCCTTAAGGATATCAAGGATTAGTTCTTGTGCTTTAATACTCTTTCTTGGAACAGACTCATCTCGTTCAAAACTAACATATAAATCATCGAACCCGTCAGTACCAAAGGCATCATACAGACCCGGTACGTCGTGCGGTGAGAACAAGCTAATCTCTCCATTCGCAATGAAACGTTCGTAGAAAATCTTTGAAATTTGGATTGAGTAATCAAGTTTCCGTACCCTGTTGTCTTCTGTGCCTTTGTTGTTCTTTAAGACGATGATGTCTTGGATTTCTTGGTGCCAGATGGGGAAGTGGACTGTTGCTGAGCCACCACGAATCCCATTTTGTGTACAGCATCGTACAGTTGATTCAAACTTCTTAAGGAAAGGAACAACGCCAGTGTGCTGTACTTCTCCGCCCCTGATTTTACTGTTGATCCCACGGATCCTGCCAGCGTTGATACCGATGCCAGCCCTTTGTGCGACATAACGGCCAATGGCCATATCAGAACTAAAAATGCTATCCAGGGTGTCATCAACATCAACCAGAACACAAGACGCAAACTGGCGTAGGGGAGTTCTGACACCCGCCATGATTGGTGTTGGGATGTTGAGTCTGTGTTTTGAGATGGCATCGTAGTATCTTCTAACGTAGGAAAGTCTTGTTTCTTTTGGATACTCACGAAAGATTGTCAATGCAATCATCATGTACATGAACTGAGGAGTTTCGTGTACCTTTCCAATACTCCTATCTTGTACTAGGTATTTATCCACAACCTGTCTCAAACCAGCGTATGTGAATAGGAAATCACGATCGTGATCAATAAAAGTTTCTACCTTCTCAATCTCTTCTTGTGAATACTTTGTAAAGATATCTCTATCATAGTGATCATCGTATGCCAGTTTGGTGATGTGATCAATCAATGAAGGCATCTCCCTCCTACCACCATACAGTTGTTTCCTAAGAGAGAATAGGAGAAGTCTTGCAGCTACAAACTGATAGTTAGGGTGGTCC